CGAATGAGATACCACTTTACGGAATACAAACCAACCCAACCCAACATACTTTGACTACAAGCCCAAAGGCTGACGCTCAAATGGAGAACGATGATGCTGCATTAGGTTGTCCGTTGAAGTATGATAAGGAATTTGCTGAACGTCCATTTTCAACCAATGCTTTTAATACAGGAATGGCATTTATATCCTTTCCTACTTTTGGAAATTCGTGAGTTACACAAGTTCCATCAAAATCAATTGCTATTATCATATTTAAAATTTTAATTACGTTTCAAAAAGCCGAACGCATAACACACGTTTGGCAAAAGTGGCGGTGCAGTACTCCGCTTGACATTTACTGCTATATTCAACATTCGTTCTCCGCATCGGCATTTGTGGTTAAAATCGCCACCTTCGCCAAGCGTGGGAACGTTGTAGGCAATTATTGGCTTAAAAATCGTTCTACTATTTCACTTGGTTTAACATTATCAATTAAGTCTTTATCAATAAATTCTGCAAAAGCCAATAACTGTTCGCCTCGCCCTACAACATCGTGTTTACGCAATTGCTCGGCTTGTTCTTCCAATACAGTTATGTATTTTAAAACACTTATAGGTGTTTTGATGTAATCTTCTTCGGCATTCTGTTTCCAGTATTCAACCGTATTTCCGTGATATTTTCCCATTATATTTAAGTTTATAGTTAATAATTCGCAACTGCGTAAACACGCAAAACGTTAGCCGTCAGTTTAAGAACCAACGACATCTACATAATTTTTAACCGATTGGTCAACTAACATATTATCACGAACTGATAATTGAATTGGTCTTAAATTCATCGGCACACGAATATTATCATAACCATTATTTACGTTGTTAGTGTTGTCTAAATCTTGAAAAGAAATGTGTGCAAATGTTCCTTTTTCTGTAATTTCGATGTTAAATACTTCGATGTTTGCTAAATTTTTCATTTTAATTTGTGTTTAAAAACCGAACGGCTAACAAGTGTTTTACGCCATTGTGGGTTTAGGTTTAATATAAAGTTTATTTTGCATCAGTTTTATTTCGTGATAACAGGAAAGTTTAGGCTTGTTTAACCACAACGGACGTAAAGCACTCGAACGTTATGGGTAATTAACTTGCTGGCTTACAGCTTTCCAAAATCCGCCACATCGCCTATCTGCAAAACGTTATTCTTCCTCAAACACATCCGCATCATGTGGTAACTCAAGTGTAATTACTACTGCTCGTGTTATGTGTGGTTGTGGGTACTCGTAAGTTCCGTTAAGTATATTTGTTGCTTCTACGTAATTTAAATCGAGTAAATCGGCAAACATAGCCAACAAAAAAGGGTTATCGGTTATTTGCTTTACGTAGTGTTGGTTAATCGTTTTCATTTTCGAGTTGTGTTAGTTGTTGTTTGAGTTCTTTGATTTTACTGTGGCACGCTGGTACTATTGAACGGTCTAACTCGTTTTCATCTTTCAATTCTTTCAACACCTCAATCTGTGCCTTTAGCTTTTCGGCTTGTACGTATTTTGAGTTTGCGCCTGCAATGTAATCTTCAATAGCAACTATACATACTGCAACATCTCTTAAATCTGTTTCTTTTGTGATTATAAAAGAATATTTAGTTTTAACATGATCTTCGGCTTCTTTTTGTAAGTCTATCATGGTTAGTTAAATTGAAAAAGGTTTTTAATTTGCAAAGGTGCAAGTCGGTTATCAATACACCTCATAATATGAAGTGCTTGTGCTTGCTTTAGCATGTTACGCTCTTTGGTAACGTTTAAGTAAATGCGATATACTCGCTCTTTACGGTGCATTAATAGTTGTACTTGTGTCATTATAGTAGTGGTTTAGCTATTTCTAACATTGGTTTAAAAGTGTCAAGGAATAGTTGTGCGGTTTCTTTGTTTTTAAATATAAATGGGCAAGTAAAATATTTAAAACCACCAAATGTTTTCAACTCTCCTTTATCATCTCTCCTAATATCTCCAACATATTTCGCTTTATTCACATCCCATCCATCAACTTCCCACCATTGGTTTCTTAACTGTAAAAGTAGTGGTAGTATCTCCCTTGCTTTGGCAAGTTCAAGTGTTGGGGAAATATCATAGCTTGAAGGAATATTTGCACCCTCCTTGTATATTACACCACCGCTTGATAGGCTAATAAAACCTTTAATCGTATCGCCTAAATCCTCCCACTTCATAGCATACTTAGGCTTGTCAAGTTCGGGATAGTTTTCAAGCGCAAAGGCTTTGAAATGTTCGTTGCCGCTGTTATACATTTGATCGGCTAATTCTTTTGATAGTTTTGTCATGTTGTTTTTAATTTGTACAGCAAATATACTTTCAGTTTTACTAATTGCAAGCACTTTTTTTATTTAATATTTTTAGCGTTGATTTTCAGCGAATTAAAATTTATTATCAAAATAAATGCGAAATATATTTGCAGTTATCGAATATGCGTTTACCTTTGTACTCACATAGCAACAATAAAACATGCAAATACACAAACAAATCAGACACGAACGACTGCAAAGAGAATGGACAAAGCAAAACTTAGCCGATAAAGCTGGAGTAAGCACACCAACTATTGCAAGTATCGAGGGAGGCTCTGAACTAACCTCAATCAAAACACTTAAAAAAATAGCCCGTGCATTGGGTAAACAATTAGACATTAACATTTACTAACATGAACAAGACAGCACAACACCGATTAATTTTAGCCGCAGTAATACTTGGCGGTATAGCTTTTGATTTTTTCACACGAGTAATTTAAATTAACATGGCAGACTTAATATTTAACGCAAATAACCACATCAAGGTAAGATTAACAGATGATGGAATACTCCATGCTGTTGAAAACCACAATAGTATTTTACCAGCACGACTACATACTTCATTTAATGAGTATAAAAACAAAGCTGATAAGGATGGGTTACATAGGTTTCAACTATGGGATTTTATTGATATTTATGGCGGCTTAGGTATGGAGTTGTATAAGTATGTTGACCTTAATTTTGTATTTAATTCTAATGATTTAGAACATATTAACCAATAACACTATGAATTTACTATGCGATGATTGCGGCCGCTTATTTGAAATGCCGCTATACGAACCTAACGGTGGAGAGCATGGAGGATTACCAACTAAAGATATTGTAAGCCCATGTTGTAAAAGTAATTTTACGGAAGAAAAAGTTGTACAAACATTTACGGTTGGTGAGGATGAGTATAATGCGTTGGTAGGATTAGCTCAAGATGCGTTGGACGTAGAGAAAAACAACTTACGACTAATACCATACGATATAACACGCGCATGGGCTAAAAGAGAATTAATCGCTAAAGCTAAGTTAGCTGGCCTTGAGGCAACCGATTGGTATAAAGAGTTTATTTCCGATTTAGAAACATTGTGATTTTATGAGAAATGAAACATACACTAAAAAAACTTTTGGATATTGCAAATGCAGCCCATTAGATATAATAGTTAGATTTGAAAATAGTAATTTAGCTCGTTTTATATGGGGGCATAGATATACGTATTTAAACGACATTGAAAAGTCTACTAATATTTTTAGATGCAGTAAGTGCCATGAAGTAATACACGATAATTTTGTAGAAGAAACACATAAAAACCAAACACCATGCAACTAACACCAGTTTATAACATTATACGTAATGTTTACGTACCAAAACCACAAAAGAAAACAGTAGAAGAAGTAATTGATGCAATATACAGCGCAATTACTCACGAGTTTGGAATAGGCCGATTTACGCTACAAAGTAAAAACAGAACTCGCCAAGTACAGAACGCTAAGAAAGTAGCTTGTTACCTATTGTATAACTACACGCCATTAACTTTTAAAGGTGTAGCACTTGAACTTGGTGGTATGAACCATAGTTCGATAGTAGTAGCGGTACAAAAGTTTAACGACCTTGTATTATGGGAGAAAACATATGCCGAACAAGGAAGACGTTGTGAGCTTTCAGTAGCTTCAGTTCAAAACAAATTAGATAAAACACGAAGATAAAATGTGAATATCTTTAGTTGTATATATATACTTACTTTACTACATTTGATATATGGATAAAGAACAATTCAAACAAATAGATTTTAAAGGGGTATTAATGACTGTTGGTAATCATGGCACAATACTAACTAAAGATTTAAGTAGGCCACGTAAATTACAAACAAACTCAAGTGGATATGCTTGTTATACGACTAACAAATGTTTTTTAGTTCATCGTATTGTAGCTTTTGCTTGGGTTGAAAATTCTGACCCAATCAATAAAAAGTTTGTAAACCATATTGATGGCAATAAGAAAAATAACAGAGCAGATAATTTAGAATGGGTTACACAAAGCGAAAACGAGTTACATAGCATACGTGTCTTAGGGAATAAAAGATGTACTCGCGGATTAGAGGCTAATTGGAAAAACCCAATACAAAGAAAACCAGTTGTAATTTTAGATAAAAATGGCATATTAATAAAAGAATGTTCATCAGGTGTAGAGGCAGCCAAATACTTAGGTGTTAGACCAACAACAATATGCAATAACCTTAAAGGTTATAGCAAATCTTGCATGGGATACACTATTAAATACGTAAATTAGATAGTTCTTGCCAATACCAACCTAAAATATTAACATTGAAAAACAATTAAAAACATGGAAAATAAAACACAAGAAACAGTTACGCACTGGAAAAAACTAACAGACCCTAATTATATTGGGGCGCACGACTTTCAACCAAATCAAGAGTTAACAGTAACAATTGAAAGTATCAAAAAAGAAAGAATTGAACTCTTTAGCGGTAAAGGATTAGAGGTTAAGGATTGTATTTTAGCCACTTTTAAAGGAGCAAAAAAGCCAATGATATTAAATAAGGAAAACATGAAACTTATTCAAAAAGTTACAGGCACACCTTATATTGAACAATGGGAAGGTAAAGTAATAACCCTACATGTTGTACCCGTGAGAGCATTTGGAGAAACAGTTGATGCGGTAAGGGTAAAATTTGTCCGCAAATAATATGAGTAAGTTTAATTTAAGTATTGATGATGTTCTATTTAGGGCATCATCAATTGGCGACCTTTGTGGGGTAAAAGGGCTTGGTAAAACTGGAGAAAAACGTGCTCGATATACTTACTTAGAGTATAAGACAGGGAGAACAAAAGAGTTCACAAGCCAACAAACCGAAAAAGGAACTAAAACAGAGCCAATTTCAATTGATTTAATTAATAAAAAATTTGACACAAATTACACTAAAAACGAAACACGTTTAAGTGATGAATACTTCACAGGCGAGTGCGATATTTATGACGAAAGCACAAGCACTATAATAGATGTAAAAGGCTCATTTGATGTATTTACACACGATGATAATGTAGCGGGTTATAATACCGATTACGAAGACCAATTACGTGTATATATGAGGCTATGGAAGTGTAAGCATGCAAAGTTAATTTACGTGCTAAATAGTTCTCCAGATGATATGGTGTTAAAGGCAATTGAACGTGAAAACTACAAACACGTTGGACTTGAAACTCCCGAATATTTGCAAGTAAAAATTATTACAAACATGGTATATACTCGTGTTGATTTTGATAGGCTTGTGCTTAATCTTGGACTTGGTGGCGATGAGCTAACTGATAGGTTAATTGACATGTTTGTTGAAATACCAATTGAAGACAGAATTAAGGTTTATGAATTTACGCATAACCAAGAACGTGAAGACTTTTTAATTGAGCGAGTAAAGTTAGCACGCATCTATTTAAAGAAACACCATGCAGCGAGTTAACGGGAAAATGACCCATACCGAGCGAGATTGCAGCGGTACAAGCAGTGGATTTGCATTTAGTAGGTTTACTTATCATCTAAATCATTTTGGCGAAGCTGGAATTGGGATTTGGCAGATGGTAGACACCATTGAAGAAGTAATTGAAAGTTTTGATAAATTAATAACCAAAAGAAAACTGAAAACTGATGAACCTAACACCAAAAGAAGAAGCAAAAAGATTAGTTGATAAAATGCACTTAATTAATTCAATTAAAGTTGCAAAGCTATGCGCGATAATAGCGGTTAATGAGATTTTAAAAGAAACCAAATTGCACGATAAAACTACATATCAGCATGGCAGAACGGCTTATTGGAATGAAGTAAAACTTGAAATTGAAAAGTTATGAAAACAGAAAACCAAAAATTAGCCACAGCCGTTAAGTATGTAATGTTCTTTATTTTGCTTTGGCCATTATGCTATTTAAATGCGTGCCTATACACAAGAGCTACACATTCATACCTTTTATTTTTTATCTTATGGGCTGCTATAACAGCTATTTGGGCAGTATTAGGTTCAGTAATTAAACACTATATATCATGCAGAAAATAACACAAAAGCAAGCACTACTTCGGCTGCTAAAAAAAGGTAAGCCAGTTGACTATATCAAAGCGTTTAACTTAACGGGTTGTACTACTTTACGCTCACGAATTAGCGACTTTATTAAAGAGGGTTTTAAGTTCAAAAAAGAACGAGTAAACCACACAACAAGGTATAAAACTAAAGGGCAACATGTGTGTTATACAATGGATATTGAGCATGCCAAGAGAAAGAAATTAATTTAATTTGCAAACTATATTTTAAAACATATATTTGCTAAAACATACCGCACCCTCTTTTATAAGGGCGAATAGGTGTAGGTATTTACAACTCGCATTTAGCTCAATTGGTTAGAGCAAGCAAGGCATTGCAAGGTTGTGGATTCGAGTTCCCCAATGCGAGCACATTAAACAGATACCCGAAAGGGTGGGGGTTAGTTAATATGTTTTTAGGTGATTAAACATTACGGTCAAGCGAAAATAGGATAGCTGACGACACCTCTCCTACTGTACAACAACGGTTTGGCATGCCTCTTAATAATGCACACTTTGCTCAACCATTTTTAAAACATTGTTCTTTAAATAGCTACTGATTACTTTGTAATAGTTGATTGACCATATTTGGTAATTGAAGTTAATCGAGTATAACTGGTATCGGTAGTTATTTTTAGAACAATAACTTAAAAACAAACATGGAAAAATTAATTGAAGCATTACAAATTTTCTTGAAGTACAAGAACGAAACTTACCCAACAGCTTGCGTACATGATATGCTTGTAGTTGTTGGAATATCTAAAGACGAAGTTTCACAAGAAGATGTAGACAAATTGGATGAGTTGGGTTTTAGATGGAACTCAGAAATTGATTGCTGGTCAAGTTTTCGTTACGGGTCTGCTTAATAGCACATCGTTATTCACTTAATAAACTTTAGAACAATAACCCTAAAACAAACCCGATACCTAACCCAATCAAACCTTTTTTATTGCCCTTATTAGCTTCTGTTTTAATGGCTTTTTTCTGCGAGTTGATGAATACACTATCTTGCGCAATCTTAGTTGCTTGTAGCGTAATTATACTATCCTTAACCGTGCTTTCAAGTATGCAGTATTTATAGCCGATTGATAAAGCGTTAATGCTATCCACACCACTAATGGTAAAACACACCGTGCTATCTGTTACAACTGAATTACTATCAATTAATGATACGTACTTAATGCGCTCTTTAGGAGGTAGGGCTTTCCACTTTATAACCTCCTTTTGCTTTAACTCGTTGAGCGCATCAATGCTATCTTCGTATAATCCTAACTGCTCATCAAACATCATGGTGTTAGCTTGGTGCATGGCTTGTTCGTTTACAAAGTCGCTTTCAACCATTGCAGCGTGGTTACTCAATCCGTTAAATCTGAATAACAATATAACTATTACCCCAAGTAGGATTAATAGTATAAGGTCTTTGTAGCGTGAAGTTGTCATATTAAATTTCAAAATGTGGAGCATCTGGTATTGATTTAAAATCTCCACCCCATTTGATACCCTTTGTTTTAATAATTGCAGCAAACTTTTTAAATAATTTGCTATCCCAACTCAAGGTTTTTTGTAAGGTTATAAAACCAATATCAAAAGCCTCGCTTGGTAGTTTATTATGCTTGCTTTGTCCGCCTTTAGCATTGGTTACTATCTTACCTTTTACCGTTCGGCCTTGCGCATATAAATCATCTTGTTCAGCATTCGGCCTATGCACGCAAGTTAAAAACGGCTGTGGGTCGTTTGGATATAACCTTTGATATTCTGCTTTAGCGTAAGCGTAAGCATCTTGCAGCTTTGGCACTGCATCTTTAATTTCCCGTGTTGCCATTATCCTTGCTATTAATAGTTGTCATATAACCACCAAGCGCAATCATACCACTAATAAATAGCGGGGCTAAGTGTTTTGCATCAAAGGCAAATGTACTCCAATCAACATTTACCCATGCATTTAAAGTTGCTACTAATGCACCCATAAGAGTGCTTAATATTGAGCGTGTTTGTTTACTTAGTTTCATTTTTTGTTTTTAATTTTACGAATTAAAGAATATACCATCGCTGTGGTTTGTTCTATTTCTTTTAGTGCGCTTTCGTTGTACTCGCTTTCATTTGCAAAAGACACGCTCAAAAATCCTTTATACACGTCTTTGTTGTCAAACTTATAATCTACTCCTACCGATACGCCAAAGTTTTCATACGCTGCCCTTACAATAGGCAATTCGCTATTCCTTGTGCCTAAGTAAAACTTATCGGATGAATGAATTGCCAACAACAATGATAAGTAATCTTCAACTGCCGTGTCTTTGAATAGTTTTTTTAGTGGTGTAGAGTTGATGTAATCATAACTTTCAAAAATAATGTTTAGATACTTGTAACTATATCCTGCTAAACTATCTGTACCATTATTTGCTTGCCATACATTTACACGAGTTGCACCAACACGAACGCGTAAGTCGTTAATCTCTTTTTGTATTTGCCCCCTTATAAGCACATCATGTGGTTGGTATTGGTCTTTAATCTTGCGGATTATTTTTGCTACCTTATCATTTGCTAATAGCATACCAACACCTATAATTACAATGTTGATAGCATTTTGTATAGTTGTTTCTGTTAACTGCATACTATGGTACTAAAGCTGCCATATAATTGGCTATTACTTGATGCCCTGCATCGTTAGGATGTAAGTTATCTGCTAATAATGCATCGCCTCCATTATCAATCATATATTGGTAAGGGTTTGCTCTAATATTACTATTAGTTGTAGCTATTGTATCCGCTGTGCTAAAGAATGAAAAGTATCTTGTGTTATCTGCCGCACTTGGTATGCCGTAAATTAAATAAGCATTCCACGCATCAGGCGACTTAACGTAGTAACCTAAGTTAACTATTACACTTGTTGTTGTCCATCCTTTTGCTATCGCACCACTAATAATTGTTTGGTATTGTGTGCCGAATAATGTTGGATTATAACCTGCAAAATTAAAACCACAATCATTTACACCAAATGATATAAACATATACTTTGTTCTCCACCCTTTAGTTGGTATTTGAGCAGGCCCATCTTTATGGAAGTTATATGCAGGGGATAAGCCAGCAGGATTTGCAGGTGTTGTTTCTTCTAATGCGGTTCCGCTTCGTCCAAAGTTAACCTCTGTCCATCCTTTAGCGGCTGATAATTTACTTGTCCAACGATTTGCAGTTATACTTGCTCCAGTTCCAAATGTAATACTATCCCCATAGAAGTTAGCAATTGGTGTTGCTGTTACTCCACGGCCTAAAGACGTTTGTAAATCTTGTATTGCTTGCCCAAAATTATTATATTCTTCTAATGTTAACTTATCGTATATTGCTGAAAATCTACGTTGCCCATCACTTGTAAATGTTGCTGAACCATTTTGGTTAACAGCACCAATGTAATAATTACCGTTAGGGTTAGCCGCAAATGTCATTGCTATTTCGTTTACCTGACCGTGATAACCATTATATATAGTTGAAGCATCTTTACGATTAAACATACTAAGTCCGCTTAGAACACGATTAACCATACTAAGTCCAGCAGCCCCCATAGCCACATTGCCAGTAGTGCTTGATGAACTCCAATCCCATATATAAGTTGAGCCAATGAAAGCTCCCGATGAAATACCAGTTGTTATGCCGTTTGAATAATTGGCAAACCCATAGTTACCACTTGAGCCATAAACCGTGTTAAAGTTAAAGAAAGTATTAGCGTGGGCTGCACTTGGAGTTGAGCCAGCACTTGTATGTGTCCATGTTCCGTTAAACACAATCCGATATGCCGCATCTAAATCTCGAACATCTACTAAATTCCATTTACCTAAGTTTGTTGCACCATTAGCCCCAAAATTCCACATTGCCCTAATTTTAGAATAATACCCACCGTTTTTAAGTGTGATGTAAAAAGTATTCCAAATTTGATACAGTTGTTCGCCTGTTTTTTGTTGCGAAGTACCGTTGTAATACACAGTGCTATCATTTGCAAAGGCTAATCCAGTTGTTAAATACGTGTTAGCGTTAGCATCCATTATCTGCGCTACTGTATTACTATCTGCACTTGCTGAACCTGCGCTATTAGTTGCTGTTACTACACACTTAATATTAGACGTGTTGCCTGCATCTGCTTGTACTAATACATAGGTGCTTGATACTCCACTTTGAACTAAAGTTACACCTCTATACCAATCGTAATTACGTGTTATCGGTGTTGTTCCCGTAACAGTTCCACCATCACAAGTTAATGTTTGGCCTACTACTGCTGTACCGCTTATTTGTGGTGCAACGGTAAATACGGGTGCTACTGAAACTCCACCTAAAATTACTTTAAACCTATTTCTGTTTGGCATAATTAAGCAACACTTGGAGAAGGATTAGCACCACCATTATCACTACCTTCTACGTTTTGTTCCATTCCAACTTCTAACGTAAATGTAGTTGAGTTTGCGCTTGGAGTAAATCCTGCTGCGGTTTGAATTACGGCTATAATTGCGCTTTCATTATTTGTACCCGTTGCACTTGTAAATGGTATTCGGGTAGTTTGATTAATACCTATTGACTGACCACCTATGGTTGAAAAGGTAAGTGTTTCAGAGCCTATATAACTATTAGCCGCTTCCGTAGAAGTAATAGCAAGGGCTGCATTATCTGTATATGTAGATAGTGAATTTACTTTAAAAAAATGCACAATGTATCCGCCACTAACACCGCTATCAGTAGTGGTTAGCCTTAAATAAGTAATATACCCTCCATATACACTTGCTTTAGGGAACAACAAATATCCATTAGTACCACTACTTGAAATACCTGCTATAATGTCGTTTGCCGAATATGCGGTAGTATTTGCAGGGCGAGTGATTGATACTCTATTAAACACCGTAAAGCCACCTACATTTAGGTTTGTATCTATTATTTTAACTTCATTTGCCATTTTTCTATCTTTTATACAAATATAGTAATTTAGATTAATTCTAAATAATATTATTTCGGTAATCTTGGTCTATAATAAAATTTACTTGTAGCATCCAATAAAGTAATCTCATTAGCTGTCGAGATTTTAAACTTTAAATACTCTCCAACCATAGGCTCTCCAACGTTATCAGGCTCAACCGCTACCCAAATGTTACCATTTTTTTGCTCAAATGTATTACTTGTGCTTTGTTGGGTAGAAGTAGTAAAATTAACGGTTGGATAGGTAGGCTGTTCTTCTCCGCTATTCAATCCAATACTTATAAACCTTTTACTTACGTTTTGTATTTTATTAATCACGGGTTCAATGTAAAATTCGCCAATTTCGGTGTCAAAATAAACATTATCTGTACCATTGTTTAATTCGTAAACCTTGCCGTAACTTGCGTTAGGTTTAGGTACTAATAAAACGTTATTATATTGAAAGTATCTTCTTGGTATCGGCTTACGTTCAGTAGTGAAAGTATTTAATCTTTCGTTATACAAAATAGTAAAAACTGAATAGTACAGAGTATTTGTAATTGGCATTAACTCCCAATCATCCGTTGACACGCTTGGGATTTTGCCAATATTAGTTCTATTGGCAATGTAAAATAATGGATAATTATACAAATCACTAACACCGCTTGATACAATTTGACCGCTTGTATATGTAGTATCGTTATTCCATAAAGATTGGTTTTCGCTATAAGATAATCCGCTTATCCATAACACCTCTCTTTTGGTATCAAAGCCCATTACAATATCAAATTCGTTATTGATAAACTTTGTCCTATTTAAAAAGAAATTACGCATTTTAGCATCGTCAGATATGCACTTTATTCCATCTCTACCATACTTAAACACCTTTTTAACAACTTCGCTATACCAATATAAACTTGCGTTGCCATTTTTATTAAAACCTCTAAATGCTTGTGTTGTTAAGTCTGTGCCGTATGTACTTACTATGCTTTCACGTTGAGCATACACACCACCATTACCAATGTATATTTCCGCCCCGTTATCTGATTTCAATAGTACGTCTGTTTGATAAGGCAATACCGTAACTGCGTGTTTTTGAACAGCAATCATAGTATCGTTAATGTCGTACAAAGATGTTATTTGCCCGTTTTTACCATCTAAGTCTTTAAAGTCTAATGGCTTAATATCTCGATAACTATCATAGCTACTACCCGTAGGCCGTTGCGCTGTATAATAAATACGTGAAGGAAATTTATTAATTAGGCTTACGTTTTTGTTGTAAGGACGTTGCGCTGTTATACGGTTGTTTTGCTCATTATAACCATCGTCAATTAAATAAAATTCTTCATTATTATCATCTAAGTACTGAACAATACTTTTGGCATCGGCAGGGAACAAAACACACCCTTCGTCAGATGATTTACGCATTTGGGTGTTATATCTGTTTTGTGTATAGTATGATATAAAACTTTCGTGTTTACTACTTGTTGTAGCAGCACCTTCTGCCAAAGAATTGTATAATAATCTTGTGTAATTTTTTTGCGTATAAGTATCTCCTCCAAAAACATCAATATTTTGCAATATATTTGCGCTTGTATTGGTTATCTTGAAATAAGAATTACAATCAACCACGTCAATATTTACATAATCTGTATTTGTATTTTCTCTTATATAATAACCAACATAAACGCCATAATCTTGATTGCTTGGTATATCAGCGTTCATTGAAACACGAACATCGAATGAAATAGACACACTTGCTGTGTCTATACTTGGTAATATTTGACTTTCGTTGTTTAATATTAACTTTGTTGGTGCTACTGCCCAACTATTTGCGTTATAAATATATCTATCCGTTTGTTGCCTAAACGGTGTGTATTGTGCATCACTTAGTGTTTGCGCTGTAAATCCACCGCTATTGGCACAATATCCACTAAATTCGACAAATGAGCCAACTTTTTGCGGTATTGCTGATATGATATTGTTACTTGCATTAAGTGCAGTAGGCTGTCCAGCAACATACATCTTGTCGCCCGTTTGGTATTTTATCAACTCACCGTTTTTATAGATATTATCAGGGCTTATAAATGCACTATAAAATCTTACATTTTCAGAACCTAATGGAAAAGCATCACCATAAGTCGAACTTATAGGTTTGCTTGCATAAAAACCAGCATAATAGCCTGCGGCAGATAATTTGTTTGCCATTAAATTAACACCACAGGCAATAACATTTGGATTGTTTATTTGTCCTCTCCAAAACGATATACCAACTAAACTTGATTTTATGTTAGATATATCTATATTATTGAATATGGGATGATATACATAAGGATTTCCTGCTGCATCCGTAAGTTTTGTTAACCCTAATGAATCATCACCAAAATCAGATGGTTTAATAGTATGAATGCCTATGTAAAAAGGATTTGTTACATATCCACTTGCATTATGAAATCTAATATAATAAGGGTAAGGCTCATAAAGCATATATCCCATATTATTAGCTACATTTTCTGCTTTTTGATATTCATTTTCTGTTAAGTTTTTACCAAAGTTAGAAGAATCTTGCACACCAACAATTGATTGAAAATTACTACTTTGTATAGTCCAATTACATTGATTACCTTGTACAAACCAATCTGCTCTTATGTATTGCCCAGCATTTAATTCTGTTACTAAACTAACATTTTCTGCATAATTAACTTCAAAGTCAGATTTTCTGTTAATAGTTTTATCGTAAATTATACTTGATATAGTATTGTCAAAATTATACACATATATCACAACTCTTGCAAAGTCTATCAAAGTTCCTGCATCTTGTTGAACCAATCCGTATATATTGTAAGATAAATTAATTGTTTGGACACCCGAAGTAGCCACCGATGCTGTGTATATCCCACTATTGTAAGCAGAATATGCGTTATCATAGACATTAATAGCATTAGTATCAGTCATAAAAGAAGGGTAAATATAAAAGCTACCACCCCTTGACAAAGGCAACGTTCCACCGCCCGTTTGTAGTTTACCCGAATATCCACCAACTTGAAATGCGTTTATTTTACCGCCAATATTTATATTACCTACTTTATTGATGGTTTTTCTGCCACTTGATATAGTTATATTCTTGGCTATTTCAGCATAAACTTCACTATCTCCATCTAACTGAACATTAGCTAAATTGTATCGGTTCTTTTTTATTTCGTTAGTTTTTGCTGTTAATATTACGGGCGTAACATTAGGCAAACCACCTAAATCAAATGTGCTTGAGTTTAACTCAAACCCACTATGATTAATAGTCATGGTATTACTTGTTACATCATACCTGCCTACTAAAGTTCCACTTGCAGCACCGCCTTGATATTCTACACAAACTAATTCTAAAAAGTTAAATATATCTGCATTGCAGTTTTCTATTTTTAAAACAACTTGCTTAGTCGTAACAGTTGGTGTTGCATCGCCTTTGATTTTTACCGCATTACGTGGACTTTCATTGTCTGCTTTATATACAATGGTGTATTCGCCTATTTCATTAAATGGGGTTGCGTTTTCAATACCATTAACTCCAAATCTTACGTAATATCTTTTACCGCCACTAACCAATTTGCCACCAGTAGATAACTGATTTACGACTGTTACCGTTGCTTCATTGTTAAATATTTGCAAGTTACTTTGTGCATCTATATTGTTAAGATTGTAAGAACCGTTAATATTATAGATAACACCGCTATTCGCTTGTTCTTGCCCCCAATAGTATCTAAAAACAGGCATAGTTACATCTAAGTTTACGTAAAATACTTTTGGTTTATTTGTTTCGTCTACCCAATATAATCCAACTTTATTATTCCCTACTAATTCTGCGTTAATTAAAATTGGTTTATCTAACGGAAATCCAAATTGTTCACTACCTGCAAGGCGAGTGTACTCCCAAGTGCCGTTAATATCCATTTTAGCAGCACCTATTTCACAATATAGATTGTCTTTTGCTTTACTTAGCACATATTGGTAATCGCCTAATAGTGCGGTAGATAATGGCTGCAATTCTGCGGTATAATTAATCGCATCTTGCAATATAATTACAGGCACTTCGGTGTATTCCGTTGTTCCCGTTGGTCGTACAAAACAAGTTATTCTATAAGGGCTTTTAGGGTCAACTATATCAAATCTAAAACCACCTTGAGAAACAGCAACAGTTTGATAACCTAATGTATTGGTATATGATAATACCGATTGAATATTGGGTTGTAATTCTATTGAAGTTGCCAACGCAGAACCTAACGTATCTACATCCGATGTAGTTACGCCAACATTCGTTCTCTCTAATACAAAATATTCAACATTATTTTCATCATATAAGTAAAACTTATAATCGGTATTACTTGTGGTTATAAACGGTATTCTAAACGAAACGTTTTGTGGAGTAATATTAGGTATGGTATATGCCAATTTTGTACCCTTTGCAGGCGTTACCGAACCTATGGTGTTTTGGTCATCTATAAAATGTTCTATCTCACTACCGCTAATATAGCGATTTGAACCAACCACACGTAAGTCGCTATCTGTGTCTAATCCACCGAATACAAAGTTTTGATTTTCTTGCATTATAATATACTATTATGTATCCATTGATTAAGTTTACTTTCTAATGCACTTGGCATGTTTTCAATCCCTTTAATCGCTTTTAGATTGATTTTATATTCATTCATCCATGCGTTTCTAACGTCTGATGGCATTTTATCGTAATTAACAGCACCCCACTTCCAACATGCATACGCTACTAATACAGAGCCTAAAATTTCGGGAATGATTAATTCGCCATCTTGGTCTACATTTTGGCTTAAATAAGAGATTTCGCACCTTGTTGAACTAACATCTGAACTAAACCATAATGTATCGCCAACTTGAGTAACAGTACCTATTAATCCGTATCTATAATTTCTACTTGGGTCGCATCTAAAAAATGTATCATTAACAAATTCGGGGGCGAAAAAATTAATTGTAGTATCGCTTAATCCATCAGAACTAACAAATCTAATTGGGTTATAGTGGTCAAATTTAATAAATCCTTGAGGTAGTTTTGCGCTTTTTGTATCTTGGTCTATGTCAATAAAATCAACCTTGCGTATCATTAATTGTGGTATGCGAGATTTCTTTAACCCCTCTACAATAAAGTCTTTTAACAATAAATCATCAGATGTAGTATCACGTAAACGTAATCTCATTTTAGCTCCTGCTAAAATACTGTCTAATGTTTCTGTTTCGTATGTACCTATGCCGTTATCAATCATTGGATGTTACTTTTAATTGGTCTTATACTCATGGTGTCTGCGCCATCCGCTACTGTATCTGTTGTAGTAGCTAATTCTGTTCTAACCCTTGCTAAAAACAAGTCTTTCATTACAGATAAAGTTTGTTCGTCTACGGGATAATCATCGGTTAATGGATTATAGCCATATATTGTTGTTGGGTCGCTAAAAACGCCTTGTATTTGAAATGATTTAAGGGATTTATTTCCGTATATTTCAAGGTTACTACCTACACCAATGTAAATTATTTCCTTACCTCTAAGGAAACCCCTTTGCTTTAGGTAAGATACTTCGGACTTGGTATATGCTCTTTTGAAATCTATTGCTTTATCTAAATCTCCCACATAAACAAACCCATCCACCTTGTCGTTAATCCTAATTATCTTAGGCACTTGAACCGTTAAATATTCCGCTGTTTGCGTTTGTTGGCTTTGGTCAATGGTTATAGTAACCGTTTGTAACCAACTTGGGCTTATAGTTTTATTAGCAGCCAATGTTCTACTACCATTGTAGGTGTTGAGTATAGCTTCCGCTCGTAATTGCGGCAATAAATTATACACGTATTCGTTATCCCACTTACCATTAGTGGTATTAACAGCAGCGTTTACAGCTCTAATTAATTCGTCTACTATATATGTTACTATCATCTACACAAATATAGTTATTTAGAATTAATCTAAATTACTTTTTTATTTGAGTTATAAAAGTATTTTTATGTAGGTTTGTGTTACTACCAATGTAGTATAATTTTATATATTATGCAAGAAAAATCAAAATTTAAAATACCTAAAACACAGCAAAATAAGGGTTCTAAAGATTACGATAGACTATTTAAAGACTTATATAAAGAAAATAGGGTAGAGGGTAGCGCGTATCCAAATTTATATAATCCCGAAGCTATTTTTATACACGGGGCATGGCTTATAATGAATAAAAATTAATAATTATGGTTGAGGCATCTGCATTATTAAAAACAAAATCGTGGGTTACGGATAACAACATAGAAAACCTTGATTTTTTGTGTTTCATAGGACATAAAGAAAACGATACAATATATGGAAGTCTATTCAATACAAACAATGGGCTTGTATTTTTTAGGCATAAGTGGGTTGAAACAAACAAAAACAAACAATCCCCTAAAATATATGCAGAGATGCAATATACACCAAAGGCTGTATCAAGTGATATTTGGAAATCTTTTGTAGAATTAGATAATGAAGATTATCTACAAAGAGAAACCATAGATAGCCAAAGTGTTTAATTGATATTATCTTGCTTATTTTCGTTTTCGGTTATTTGGTAATAACCATCCTCACGTGTAATTTGTGCTGCAATGTTTAATGAGTTATTTACAATTGATTGAATATTCTTATCCGTAAACGGCAAATCCGTAGTATCATCTTGTACATCAATAGTAAAAACACTTCTAAAATACAATCCTTTTGTTTCTAAGCAAGTTTCTGCTTCGGGATATAATCTTATATACTCGTTAGTGTAATCATACTTAGGGTACAATACAGAGCCTTTTAATGGGCTTATCTTTTCTTCGTCTTTTAATTGTCGGGCATATTGGTAATATGTAACTCCTCCTTTGGTGTATTTACTTGCTAATGCTATTAATCGCTCAAAATTAGGTAAATCAGTACTTGATGTTGTTATATTTAGCCTATTTGATGTAGGAGTTGTAGTAAATGCGATTAAATAAGTGCCTGCTTCTTCTTGTACGGCTTCGTTTAATCCGTAATTATTCATCAATGAATATAGGTACTCTACTTGGGCTTTATTTATAATCTGATTAAGTTTACTATCAGCAAACTTTCCTGATTGAGATACATCCCAAAGCGTGTAAAAAAGCGATTTTATTTCTGCACCAGTCATTATGAATATGGATTAGTATTAGCGTATATTGTATTAATTGTATCTAAGCTGTTTTGCATAGCTTGTAAATCTACGTTTATATTCTTTTCAAAGTTAAGAATATTTGCATGTAGTAATGAGTGTACTTTTATTAGATTTGATTGTACTTGAGGTGGGCAAACACCATTAGATACGGCACTTACGTAACTTTCGTAAACAGCATTAGCATATTTGTATGTTTGAAAATAGCAAGTTACTGAACTTTCTAATCTAACGACATAGTTAGTTCCACTAACATCCTCAAAGAATGTATCATTTGTTAGCGTAAAAACTTCTCCAACATTATAAGTATAGCCATTATCATCTAAGATAATTTTACCACCAACTGAACCCGTTACAATATACTGTACACCCGATAGAAACACCTCTTGCTGTGCATACTTTGTGGTATAAACATCGTATATTAATGTGCATACGCTATCGGGAAATATTGTATCGTTTATCCCTAATTGGCTTGGTACAAACTCTTCGTAATCTTCTGTTGGTAAATAACTTGTTACGGGACTATAATAGCCCGTTTCATTAATGATAAGCGTGCTTGGAGGTGTAACTGATACATCAACTCGTAAAATAAATTTATCGCCTGCACTAAGTATTTTACCATCAATAGTCATACTTCCACTACCAACTAATTCGTATTCTTTATTCGCTACTAAATCGGTTACATCGGTTGATATGTTATTTACATTATTTACCGTTGCAAATACAAATCTTGTAGCATTAACACTTGTTATTGGTGTTGTACTATAATCAGATACATCAGTTACTTTTATAGTATCTAATACATCTAAATCGTATGATATTATTACGTCAGCTTCCATTTATTTTTCTGTATTTGTTTCTTCGGGTTCTGCTTCTTTCTCTATTTCAACCAACTTTTTAATCTTATTGTTGTTCTCGTTAATCATACCTTTTACTTGTTCGGCATAATTCATTAAACTTTCGTATTGTGAGATTAAATCGTACCCTTTTGCTTTTAATTCTGTTATATTTTCCATATTATTAATTTGAACTTACATACCAACTTCCAGTACCACTTGCACTACTATATTTTGCAAAACACATAGCGGGGCCTGTTGAAATATTAAACGCAACTGTTGCATGACCATATATAGTACTTCCGCTTGTCATGGTAACAGTATTTGATTTTTGTGTCATTATACAAATTTCTTGACCATTAAAAGGGCTACTTGGTAACGCAACATTTAATGTACTATCGCTGCTTGCGCCTAAAATAACACCATATAAATCATTGCTCGAAAACGTATACGTACCTGCGGTATTATGGTATGCAAAGTTACTAATACCAAAACCCTTACGTATAGTCGTATTACCCGTTGTTCCTGCAATTACAATACCTCCTGCGCTTGCATCACTTGTTAATGTCAAAGAACTACCTGATGCCCATGTCTTAATAGTACCATCGCTTGTTGCCGTTAGTTTTAACACCCCACTATCATATAACTGAACAGAAGATGTCGTTGCTGCTTCAACTCTTAAAATACCTGATGTATTAGCTGTGTAAAAATGAAAATCCGTACTTGGTGTTGCTGTACCAAAGCCAAGATTTGTAGCATCGTCAAATATTCTACTATTACCAATAGTATTAGTACCCGTAATCTTGGTTAGATAGTTTGTTGTGCCACTTACTGTTGCTTTACTATTAAACGTACTCCAGTCGGTAGTAGACAACAAGCCTCTATTACTTGCACTTGCTGTTGGTAGATTAAATTGTATTGTACCCGTTGATGGGATTGTGATTGTAAAATCAGTACCCGAAGTTGATGTAGTTAAACTAATACTACCTGTTTCTCCATCAATATTAGTAACGCCACTTGCGGTTGCGGCGGCCCATATTGGCACGCCACTTACATCTACTGTTAATACCTGACCAGTCGTGCCAATAGCTAATCTTGATAATGTATTAGTAGCACTTGCGTATAAAGTGTCGCCTTTGGTATATGTGCTTTGGTTAGTCCCACCGCTTGTAGGAGGCAATACACCACCTAATGATGTTAAACTAATTGCAGATAGGTTTAGTGCTAATGTAATAGAGCCACTCCCTTGTGTAAGAGTAAGTCCTGTACCTACGCTTATTGCACGCCCTTCATATCCCGAACCATTACTTACCAATACATAGTCAGATGCGACAATACTTGTTAAGTCCAATCCACCCTTACTAATACCTATTGTTGGTAAATCTGCCAATACTAACCCTCTAAAAGTTGGAGTGCCGCTACTACCGTTTGGTGCGGCAAATATATAATTACCCGTTTGTGATGCTAATGTAGCTGTTAATGTGCCTGCTGTTGTTACGGGACTGCCACTTGTTGTAAATATATTAGGCATAGCCAAAGCAACGCTTGTCACTGTGCCTAAGCCCGTACCTGCAACCGATACTTCTAAAGCATCAATAGCAGCCTTTATGCGCTTAAAGTTGGTATCAAGTTGTTGATACGTAAGTGATGACTGTGAGCCTAATCGTAGATTTAAAACTTGCATATTATTGGTTGCTTATTACATATCCCTGTGTAACATAGCCATTTTCTACATATTCTTTATCCATTTGCGGTGGCATTATTAATTGCTGTAATTTATCGCTTAACTTATTATTAGCTGTTGCCCCAATAAAAGATATTGCTTTTACAAGATTTAATGGATACCTACCATTGTTTAAAATTTCATCATACAAATTATCAGCCGAAGTTTTAGATAGCTGAACACCTATTGTTTGAGCTTGCTCGTACAAATAAGCCTTTGCATCTATTACTATATCTTGTATTTGTTCGTCCGTTTTAAACATCAAACAAATATAGTGTTTTGTATAATAAAAAAAAAGCCCCACAAATTATATGTGAGGCTTTAATTGAAATAATGAAATAAACTATTAATCTTCTTTTATCACGGTTGCAATTGGTGGATTAGGTTGTTGCCCATCTTTTTGAGACCTAATTCTATCGTGATGAGCAATTACAGATTGTACAACTTCTGCACCTAATTTTTGGTCATATTCAGCGTGCAACTGTTTGTAACGTTCTTCTCTTTTTTGAATGTCTTTAAACTTCTGTGCGCCTAATGCTTGTCCGTTAAGCGATTTAACCCATCTTTCACGGATATTAGCATCTTCGTGCATTTCTGCTTTACTTCTAACTACGTGGTCAGATATTTGAGTTGTTTTTATTTCTACCTTTTCGGTCATGCTTGCGGTTACAGAGTATCCAACCATCGTTTCTAAAATCCTACGTCTTGTAACGTCTGTTTCTAACACGCCCTCTAATTCTTCTCTCGATGGTGCAATGTAATTTCCATCCATGTAGAAACTATCGCCATTTTGAACTAAAGCATATTTTGCTTCTCCAACTCCCGTTGTGTTTAAGTTCTTCTCTAAACCCATTTGAATTAAGGTTAATACATCTCGTTTTTTACTTTCGTAAACCGTAAAGAACCAATCAGGATTATCATTGATTTTTGATGAGCATAAATTAAACAATGTATTTAATTCAAACTTATCTACATTAGGGATAGAGTATGCGTAACAAAAGTCAATAAACGCTTTCTTATCTTCGTTAGAGTAAAGTTCTTGAAGTTTTTGGCCTGCCTTAAATATCTTTTGATTTTTTTCGTTCTTCTCAACGATATTGTCGGTAACATTTATTAATTCAAACTGAACATCCCCAACGGTGTTAGGGTTAGTATTTTGCCCATTTGCATCTTTAACAACCACATCGCCATGCGTTTTTAAAACACCATGTAAATTTCTATACTTGATGTTTAGTTCTACTTCAATTGGGTCTGTTAACAGATTTTCTAAATCTTTTGGATAATAGCTAAATGTAACAAAGTTTCTGTGATGTCCCGTTGGTCTACCCATAGCATCATAAACGGGTTCTATGCCCGTAAGAGCAATATCCCACACTTGCGGTACTTCTATTTCTAATGGTGGTCTTGTTAAAAATGACCCATCCGTAAATAATGTACACACAGAACGAACACGTGTGTCGTAGTATGTGCCTCTTAATAGAGTAGACACTTTATCGTAGTGTCTTGAAACTAATTTAAATTCTATTTTATTCATAATCCTTGTTTGTTATTATTTCTCTGCATTTTTTGCGTAAAAATCACAAAAGTCTATTATCGTAGTTCCGAAATAGCTTGTAATCATATTTATATGGCCAAAGTGTATAGTTCTGATATGATAGCCCTTTATTAAATTGTACACGAATTTTTTACTGAAATTCACTTTGTACCTTTTGTTAAAGTCGTCCATAAAAAAGACCATAGTTATACCCTTTTCTTTAATCTTTGATTTGATATACATACCAATTATAGGATAAGCATACACTTCTGCCAATCTAAAACTCTTTCGAGCCTTAATGGTTTTTTCGGTAAATATTAAAGTGCCTCTCCTTGTAGTCATTATACCACTAATTGCCCTAATATTCTATATTGCGAATCGCCCATCGTTAGTATTAAAAGAGTATCAGCTACTATGCTTGAGCCAGCGGTTGCTTCAATATCATTCAATGTTGAGTTAGTAAATACTATGCCATCTGTTGCGCTTAATGAACGTACTTGCAAGTCTTTGTCGGTTGTAGCATTAACCTCACACACATCATCTAAACTAACTTGTCCTTTAGTGTATGATAATAATGCGCTTACGGGTATTTCACACTCTATGCCTAAATCGCCTATTAGGGCTTTGATTTTGTCGCTCGATTGAACGTTTAATTTTATTTCTGCCATAATACAAATATACTACTTTTTCTTTATGTACATCCAAGTGTAATTATTAATACCTTTATAATCCCAATACATAGTATCTCCCTTGATGTATATAACGGTGTAAGCATTATTGTCTAATGAGTAAAAATGTATCTTATCTCCTACTAAAAAATATTCTTTTGATACGTCAGGCAATCCGTTAACTTTCTCCGTACAAATTTTGTCGGTAAAAGAAATATGAATAATCATATTGGTTGCATACCATTCTGTATTTGCTAATGCAGAGTTATCGTATGATGGCTTAATATCTTCTTTTTTACAAGAAAATAAACATAAGCTAATTAGTAATATCGCTATTTTCTTCATTTCTTAATTCAATTAATGCACTTCTTAACGCTGTTTTGTCTGTTGAACTCATTTTGCTATCTATTATGCTTTCACACGTAGCTAAGCCTTTTAGTTTAAACTCCGCTAACATTTTGGTAAATCGTTCTTTTTGCTTAGGTTTAACTCTTGCTAAATCCGCTGATAATTTTCTGATTTGTTTCCTATTCATAAGTTTCTATGTTTGTTGCTTTTATAGTGGCTATAACCCTAACAACATCTATGCTTTCCATACTGTTTTGGCTTATTTGTAGCCCATTTAAAATTAATCTATTGTAATTTGTATCTTCTAATAATACATGCCCGTTTTCATCTAATAGTAGATATTTCATATTTCAAAGCTAATTAAATTATTTTAAAAAACAAAAAACCCCACCGAAGTGAGGTTAATTGCATGAAAAAAACTATGAGAAAAAAGAAACAGGGATTAAACTGGAAGTGGGTAACGCTTAATGATAAATGCGGCTGTTGCAGATACATCTGCGCCATCAACTACTGCTTTATCAACACCTGCGGCTGCACCTGTGGTGTATGCTGCTAAGATTGGATACGCTGTTGTGCCAATACCAAATTGGTCGCCTGCTGCAATCTTTTCAGTGATAAACGAACCACTTGCACGTGTTGCAACATTACTTGCTACTGCTACGTTTGCACCTGTTGCGGCAATTGTTGCTCTATAACCTGATGACAAGTTAGCAAAAATACCCCAATCAGAGTTTAACGTATTTACATTGGTTACACCCTCTTTTACTAAAACTACTACTGTTCTGTACAATTCATTAGGTTTAACTGTTGCACCATAACGTGCTTGGTCAAGATAATTAATTGTCCATGAAGTGTAAGTAGAAGCGGTTTCAATACTTGATGCATCAACAAACTGACCAGCAGTATAAAACGCACCACCATTATAGTAGGTTTGTAATAATAATGCACCCGTGTTTACTGCATTAACACCAGCAGGCGATGCTGCGTTGATAGTTAATTTAGTTTCGGTTGTTGGTTTAGTGATAGTAAAAATAGCGAAACCTGTTTTGGCTGTAATTTGCAAATCATTAGTTGATAATGCTGCTGTTACACTCAACCCACTCATAGAACTAATTGCATTAACAAAAGCGGTTGAAATGCTATTTGCTGTTGCGCTTGCTCCAGAGTTAATGGTTACTGGGATACTTTTAGGAACACCACTTGTAGTGTCATACACCCCTAATACTAATGTATAGTCAGAGTTAGATGATACTGTACTTGGTGTAACTGTTTGGATTTGCAATACCTCTGCAACTGATACTTGCTTTTGGATTGACAAAATAGAACGGGCATCAATAGTGTCTTTCACACCACTAATTCTTAAAAACCCATCTGTACCTACGGCTGCATCTGCACCTAAGGCTGTTACTGTATTAAATACTTTTAATGCTGAAATCATTTTATTTTTCCTTTCTTGTTAATTATTAAGATTGAGCAGCATGGAACATGTGACCTGATGGTTGAGTGAATTGAGTTGTCTTATTCAAAGAAATCTCAACAGTTGAACTTAATTGTCCAGTAGTTGTTTGTTTGTTAGGACGACCCATCATATCAGTCATACCTGCTTTTTCAGATACAATCATATCAGGTGTGATATAGTAGTATTCAGATAATGCTGGCATTGTTGCGCCTTGTTCAGTTGCTACTGGTGCGGTGTTAATCCACATTGCTGATTTACTACGTTTAGATTCGCCTGAGAAAATGCTTGAATAACCCCATTGTTTTGTGCTTGACATTACATCATCACGAACAATTTTGAATTTCAATCCTTGATAGCCATATTCAAATGCGTTCAAGCCTTCTACTTTAGCACCACCAATAACGTTAGTTGTACCCGCAGTTGTTAAGTATTGTTTGAATACGTTTTTCTGTAAGTCCGCTAAATAACTTGGGCCTGCTACAATAACAATTTCCTCGCCATTGAAACCACCGTTGTTTACATATTGCTCGATAGCTGCGTTAAATTCAGTTTCGGTAATAGCACTACTAATAGGGCGATAAACACCACCTTGATTTTTAATCTGCCATACTAATGAACCGCCTACTGGGCTATTCTCATCGTATACTGGTGCAATTTCGTCTACCATACGTAATGATTGATATTGCATCATACGTTGCATAGCTTGTGTTACCTTGCTTAATGCGTAGTATTGAGTACCATCAATGTTTTCTAAGTAAGTAAACTGATTTGCCTCTTCTGCTGTTACCTCTACTGTATCACTAATTGAACTAACAATATTGGTATATTGGTTAGGCAATGTAAATAAAGTAGTTTTTGATTGGCGTGAGTTAGGATTGGTAATATCACCTCTATCCGATGCAATTTCAAATTGCGCAAAATCTGCCGAAACAAATGATGTGTTACCGTTAGGGTTAGATAAGAAACCAATAGTTACTTGACCTGCTGATGCTTGTTTTACAACACCGCTTGCGCCACTTGCAGCTTTAATCATGTTACCAACACGAATAGCTTGGAAGTTAGGGTCAGTCCATGTTAATACTAAGTCAGAACCGCTCGTGGTACGACTTGCAATGGTAGCAGCAGGGAAATCATCCGCTTGGCGATAAATCTCGAAAATACGAGTTTTAGAACGCTTTAGAATTGGTTTACCCAAATGTTCTGCGATAAGTGATACTTTTGAACGTTGAAACGCTGGTGCAATTTTTGGCACAAGTCTTTCTACTTCACGTTCATTCAAACCAAATTGTGAGAATACGCTCACTAAAGGTAGGCTTGGATTAATGAATGGAGTGCTTGGTGTACTCATTTTTTTTATTTGTTTAAGTTAATTAATTTGTTTTATTCTTTTCTATGCTTGCAAAAACTTTATCCGCAAAACTTCTATTATCGTTTGTTGGAGTTACATTGGTTGCTGCACCCATAGGGTCAATATTTGTTCTTTCTTTGACAAATTCAGACTTACCTAATTCGTATGCTCGCTTTAAATCGTTGTCGTAATTAGTAGCCTTATATGTATCTAAAAAGAATGACTTAGTATCAAACTTGCCATCTGCCGTAGTGTATGGTGTAGATGTTGGGTTGAACATATAACCGAATTTTTCGATTATTTTATTTACATGTTCATCTCCTATTTCGTTGCCATAAATTTTTTGACCTTTAAGTTGATTAACAAAAGATGCTAATTCGTTCTTTTCCGCTTCAAACATTTGCGTTACTTGCGCAATCTGCTCTTGTGGGTCAATCGGCTTAATTGATTTTGATGCTTCCTCAAGTGCTTTAATGTATTCGGGAGTTGTTTTCTTAGCCTCTAATTCGGCACGTAAACCTTTTTCAAACTCTCCTTTAATTACAATACTTGTGCTTTCATCAATACCCTTATGTGCTAAATAATTATCTACTTCTGCTTCTACTTGCTCTGATGTTAAACTTGGATATTCCATCTTTAACTTTTCAGCAACTAATTGCTTGGCATCTAATTTAGAGTAATCAGTAGTATTATAGGCTTGTGCTAATTTAGTTAGGTCAAACTCCTTTAATTCTCCATATTTCATAATGGTTTGAACTAATGGGTGGTTTTCTAATGCCTCTAAACGTGCTACTTTAGCTTCTAACTCTGATTGAACATTAGGGTCTGCAACAGCCGCATTTTCGGGTGTAGCAGTTGGCTCTGTTTTAAATAAGTCAGGTAATTCTTCAAAGAACGGTTTTGCCTCTGGTGTTGCACTTGGTGCTTCGGCTGTCGGTGTTATTACACTTGCGGCCTCTGTATTAGGTGCTTCTACTGTTGGCTGTTCTGCTTGCGCAGTAGGCTCGGCTGCGGGGGTTATTCGCTCCCTTAGCATTGCTGTTAAATCGGTTTTGCTTTCTTGGCTCATACCGAAGTTTTCTAATTCATCCATATTACTTTGTCTTATAATTTCTCACATACAAATTTCCTTGCTATTTATATTAATTCTAAATATCTTTGTACGGAGTAGGGCCATGATGTCCCTTGTCATAAAATATGAGAGATAGAGTTAAATCCGAGAAAATCCCCGTTTACGCACCAACACAAAAAAAGGAAGTAATGGAATGGTATGCAGAAAGCATGGGGATGTCTAATAGTGTATTTCTATGGTACTGCTACGAGTATTGGCGTGAGTTTTGCCAACATCCTGATAAGAATAAGGTTGATATAAGAAAGTACATTATAGATAATAAAAAAGCCCCCAAGTAGGAGGCATTTTTTTTATTGTTGTGGGTTCATTTCTTTTTCCAATAGCAGTTTATCTATTTCGTGGTCTTGTTGCGATTGCTGTTTGGCTAATTGTGCTTCTGCGCTGATTGCTGTACTTTCTACATTTGCATCTGCCGCTGTGCTTGCCATTTGTTGTTGCTGCATGTTTGCTTGCTCACGTTCTTCGGCCATGCGCTGTAATTTCTTATTTGTTACTTCTTCTAAGTAATTAATGATTTCTGTTTTTGAAGTCATTTTACTTAAATTAATAACTACTAAATCATCTTCGGGGTTATTTGTTGCCGATGCCTTTTGCATGAAGTAACTAATAAACATTTGTTTGTCTTGTTCGGTTGCTACATCATCTGTGCTTAATGCCAATGCAAAATCTTCAAATTGCATCTTCTTTAAGTCGTCCATTTCTAACATCTTTACGCCTACATCCCCAATTAATAATGTTAGTCTATCTTTGTCTTGTTCGGGCATGATTAGTTTAGCTAAATCGGCTGAATACTCTAATACACGCTTCATAAAGATATAGAAGTTATCATAAAAACTTGCCATGCCCATGTTTGAGTTATTGATATTCATAGCCAAAGCATCTTTACTTTGGTAATTAGTTGTCATACCTCTTGCACTTGCTGGTAATGAAACGATATTATCCATATATTGACGTTCTGCTGCTATAATATTAGCCAAGCCTAATACGGTTGGGTCTAATGTCATATCAACAGTTTCTATCATATCTTTACTGCCTGCCTCATCATCTAATCCTACACTTGGGGCTACTACTATACCTGCTTGGCTAAACTGCGAAAGTATGTCGGGGGTTTTTAATCCTTCGGGTAATCTATCGCTATAAACAATATAGTTTTTACCTTTTGACCTTGATATTAATTGTAACATCTTAGTCTTTAGTAAGTCTTTAGTATCTTGATAGCGTTTTAATTTATCTACCATACCCTCTACTATACCCATATTGGTATCGGGTGTTACAATAAAGTAACTTAAATGCAATCTTTTTTCGTCTGTTTTGCTTGATATTTGATTAGGGCTTATGCCTTCGTTTTTAATCCACTTGTTACCAATAAGCCATCCCTCACGTAAGCAATCGTCCCATATTTCATTACCCTTTTCATCTATGCCAACATATTTTTTACTTCTCCATTGCCCATGCACGCATGTTACTCTCGGTACGCCACTTGGTTGTGCATCCCACCAAACTAAATTATTAGCCATATAAAGATTATATTGTGCATACAATGATTTACTTTCGGCTATTTGCTGCATTTCTTCACGCTCATCTTTTGTCCAATTAAACATAGATAATAGTTCGCCTACTGTTTTTTGATACAATACACCTGCAAATCTATCATCTCTATGTTGGTCGTCTGATTTAGCATTATCCCAAATAGCTGTTTGTGGTTCTATTACTTCCCATTTAACTTTACCATTATGCGCATACACTCTCATATCCGATAAGCCACCTATGCAATAGTGTTCGGCTGTTTTCTTAAACTTTTCTGCACCATGATTATAAAAGTAAGCATACTTGGCTAATGTTACATATATTTCTTCTAACTTGTCTATAAACGATTGGAAATAGGTGTCTACATCCCTTTGGTTTTCAAAGTTAACTCCATCTATCGGCTCAAACTTTAAGCCCGTAAACATTTGTATTAATTCTTCGGTTTCTTGGTTTTCTAATTTCCATTTAGCAAAGTCCATTAATTGCTGTTTTTTAGAAACCATATTTTCACTAACTCCTACACCACTTAAAATCTTTGGTGTGGCTTTAATAAATTGGAGCATATTACCAACCACAAAGTCAATCAACTCCCTTATATCTCTACCTTTATATTTAGGAAATGGTAATGGGTTATTTCTTTCATCGGTGGTTAAAAACTTGTAATCTATACTCTGGTTTTTACCATAGTAATAAGACATGTTTGATAAGTATTCTACTACCCACCATTTAGGTACGGTTGTATTGGGCAATCCGCTTGATGAGAAATCATAAATTACCCTATTCC